CCGACGCAAGCTGCGTTAGTGAAGAAGTTTAATCTTGATCCCAAGAAATATTACCTTGAACAACAGAAATTGGAGGCACAAAATGGTTGATGTTAAAAAAACTCGTGATCTAGAAACCCGTGACAAGGAAGTTCGTAAGGACTATAAACCTGCGAGCACCCTGCCGGATCCTATACCGGAGCCTGGATATGTGTATCGTTACATAATGACGCACTTATTAGGCAAGCCCGACACCACTCGTTTGTCTCGCATGAGACGCGATGGCTGGGAACCAGTAAAGGCATCGGACCATCCTGAGTTGATGATTGAAGGAAATAACGAAGGAAACGTTGAGATTCAAGGATTGATTCTTTGCAAAAACAGCGTGGAAAATATGGAAGCATATAATCGTTATTACGCCAAGCAAGCAGCAGATCAGATGGAGTCAGTGGACAATAGTTTCATGAAAGACAATGATCCAAGAATGCGCAAGTTTTCGGAGAGAACCTCCACGACTAGCCGTTCTGGATTTTGATAGTTCTTATTTCAAAGGAAACTTAAATGGCTTACCCAATCGTCTCAGCCCCTTACGGGTTTAAAGCGGTCAGTGAGTTTGGTGGTTTACCCTATGCTGGTTCTACTCGCATGTATCCCATCGCTACTGGCTACTCTACCAACTTGTTCAATGGCGACATTGTTCAGTTGTCTGGTGGTACTATTGTTACCACCACCATGTCTGCTGCATCCTCACCCGGTACAGCAGTTGCAGGTACTTTAGGTATCTTTGTTGGCGCAGAGTACACAAACTCTTCAAGCCAAATCGTTCGCGGTCAATACTGGCCAGCAAGCACATCATCTAACTACGCAGTTGGATATGTGATTGATGATCCAAGAACCGTGTTCAAAGCTGCTGTTGTTGCTCAAGGTACTTCTTTGTCTAACACTGCTTCTACAATCGGCTATATCAACCCAACATTCATTGGCACCAATGTATACGCTATCACTGGCGGTACAGGTAGCACCATTACTGGTGACTCCGCAATGGCCATCTCTGGTGGTGTTGTTAGCTCTGGTACTTCTGGTAACACTCGCGTTACATCAGGATTGCCTTTCCGCGTTGTTGGTGTTGTACAAGACACAGCCGTTACCGTTTCAGCTACTGCTTCTACTTCTGGTTCAAGCACAACTGTGACATTGACTGCTGCTAATACAGCTATTCAACCTGGTATGCAACTGATCGCTCCAAGCGGCACAGGCTCTGCACAAGGTAACTACATTTATGTTGTTACAGTGTCTGGAACTACTGTGACTGTTAACAGCGCAGTAACGTTGGCTGCTGGTTCTTCAGTGGCTTTTGTAGGTTATCCCGAAGCATTAGTCGTATGGAACCAAGGTTTCCAGGGTATGACTAATGGCACTGGCGTTTAATTAAGGAGCACATAAATGGCTATTTCACGCGCACAACTATTGAAAGAGCTGCTCCCAGGCTTGAACGCTTTGTTCGGTTTGGAGTATGCACGTTACGGCGAAGAGCACAAAGAAATCTACGAAACAGAGAAATCTGAGCGTAGCTTTGAAGAAGAGACCAAATTGTCTGGTTTCTCTGCTGCTCCAGTCAAGGCTGAGGGTACTGCATTGTCTTATGACAACGCACAAGAAGCCTTCACAGCTCGTTATAACCACGAGACCATTGCTCTTGGATTCTCAATCACTGAAGAGGCGATTGAAGATAACTTGTACGACAGCTTGTCTGCTCGCTACACCAAAGGCTTGGCCCGCGCTATGGCTTATACCAAGCAAGTTAAGGCAGCTGCCGTATTGAACAATGGATTCAACCCCACCGTCGTTGGCGGTGATGGCGTGTCTTTGTTCTCTACAGCTCACCCCTTGGTTTCTGGTGGCACTAATGCCAACACTCCATCTACTCCTGCTGACTTGAATGAGACTTCTCTTGAGAATGCCGTTATTCAAATCGCAGCATGGACAGACGAGCGCGGCCTTTTGATCGCTGCACGTCCCAAGAAATTGATCGTTCCTCCAGCATTGATGTTCGTTGCTACTCGCCTCTTAGAGACTGAGTTGCGCGTTGGTACAAACAACAACGACATTAACGCATTGAAGAACAACGGTTCTATTCCTGAAGGCTACACTGTCAACCACTTCTTGACAGCGCCCAATGCATGGTTCTTGATCACTGACGTGCCTAACGGCCTCAAGCACTTTGAGCGTACACCTCTCCAGAATTCAATGGACGGGGACTTCGACACCGGCAACGTGCGTTACAAAGCCCGTGAGCGTTATAGCTTTGGCTATTCCGATCCACTCGGCGCATACGCTTCTTACTAATCAAATTAGGCATAAATGCTTGTTTGGAGGGCTCTCAAAAGGAGCCCTTTTTCTTGTGCTATAATTACCCGTGTCGTAATCAAGGAGTACATATGGAATATCCAAACACAAGAGAAGAAGCAAAGAAAACCGGCAGTAAGTACTATTTCACTGGACAACCTTGCAAACACGGACACATAGCTTTGCGAAAAACAAAAGGCGCATGTGTTGAGTGTTTAAAAGTTGAGTGGACCAAAGGCAATGAGACGCGGGCAGAATACTTTAAACAGTACAACCAATCTGAAGCCGGACAAAAAGCCAAGCGTGATTATTATGAGCGCAACAGAGAACAAGTTATTGCTAGAGCAGCTGCGCGTCCCGCGGAGCAACGTCGTTTACATAGAGAAAAATATAAAGCGCAGAATCCAGAGTTATATAAAGCACTAACGAGCGTTCGTAAACGGCGCCATAAAAACGCCACCCCAAAGTGGATTACAGCTGAGCAAAAGTTGGCGATGCGTGAGATGTATTTACAAGCTCAAAAGATAACCAAAATAACAGGCGAGCGATATGTTGTTGACCACATCATCCCATTGATTTCTCCTGAAGTTTGCGGCCTTCATGTGCCCTGGAATCTACGCGTAATTACTCAAGATGAGAACCTCAAAAAATCGAACAAACTTCTTGACACTCAACAGGAATAGTGTATATTGAGGGCTGTCTGGGACTTTTTCTCTTGTTGCCACTGGCCCAGCAGACGATGCAACGATTAACAAGAGACTTTTGCATAAGGACACTTATCATGGCACGCAGTACCTTCGAAGGCCCAATCCTATCGGGCGACAACCGTTTTGGACCCCAACGTGATGTTGGAACAGTTCTCTTGACCCAAAGCGCGTTTTTGGATTTCTCAGTTTCAACTCCCGGCACGCTTAACTACGGTGGCGCATCTGGTCAGTTTGTTTCTTCTAATGGCATCCCCAATAACATCGGAACCATTTGGACACCCCAGTCTGGCGTGTTCAGCAATAGCGGTCCTACAGTAGCTTCAGCTCCTACAGCTGATGCAACAGGTACCAACTATCGCGGTGCTGTGTTCTTGATTCCCGCTAACTCTAATTTGATTGATGTGATCATCGACCAAGGTACAACACCTACCGATGGAACAAATGCCGTTACATCTACACAGCCTTACATTTCCAACAACTTTGCAACGTCTGCTGGCGTGTATGCTACTTCTGCCGCTATCACAGCTGCAGGCCGTACAAACGCTACTTACACAGCGACTCAGCTGGACAATGCCAACGGCACATTGCAAGATGTTCAGAACATTCAGCCCGGCCAACAACCCACATGGTTCTCTCAAATCGTTGTGACTTTGAAGATGACAGTGGCAAGTTTGACTTCTGTAAACGCTGGTCAATTCAACATTACCATCCGTTACACACAAGCTGATCCCAACATCGGCAACGCTACAACTTACCCCTACGGTAACTTTGACTGATCTTCTGGGGGCTTCGGCCCCCGTCTTTAATTAAGGAGATTATTCATGGCAGCACAAAGCTCAAGTGGAATTCCTGGTACAAATAACCAGTGGACTTCCATCACTCGCGAATCAAGAACAGAGCCCTTTGACCTGCAAGTTGCACGCGGTCAAATTGGTGGTCACTCTATTGTCAGTATTTTTGGTTACCAAGCAGCAGTTGGTACGACAGCAATTCCCGTTTGGGAAAATGCATCCACTTACACATACCCAACAAGCGCATCCACTTTGACAGTGGTCAGTTCATCTACATCAGATGTTTCTCCTGCGGCGGTGTTTGTAAATGGTTTGGATTCCAACTTCAACCCAGTATCTGAAGTGGTTGTACTGAATGGTACAACTGGCGTAACGACTTCAAAGTCTTACTTCAGAATTAACGGATTGCAAATGGTTGGCGTTGCTTCTGGTCAAACTTCCAATGTTGGAACTATTACCATTAAGCAGTCTACAAACACACTTGCTCAAATTAACCCAGGTATTGGTAAGTCACAAAGTACCATTTACACGGTTCCTGCCAACAATACTTTCTATTTGGATATTGCTGAAGTTAACTCATCAAACAGTTACACAAGCAGCACAATCCTTACCTACAAAGTACAAGCAATTAACAATGTAACCGGCGTGGCGTTAACGGTTTTACAGCAACCGTTTGTGGCCATTTACACAATCAACAGATCGACTGTGCCTTTTACTTATACTGAAAAGACTGACATTCAATGGCAGTTGGCCACAAGTACAAGTACGGTTGCAGCTGGCGTTGTGATTGCCGGTAAACTAATTGCGAATGCATAATCATGAGCACTCCAGCATGGCAACGCAAAGAAGGGAAGAATTCGAACGGTGGCTTAAACGCCAAGGGTCGGGCATCCGCAAAGAAGGAGGGGATGAATTTAAAAGCTCCCCAACCAGAGGGCGGATCAAGGAAGAAATCCTTCTGTGCCAGGATGGAAGGTATGAAAAAGAAATTGACGTCAGCAAAAACAGCCAACGACCCCAACAGCAGAATCAATAAGAGTTTGCGCGTTTGGAAATGTGCAGATGGCTGCGCTGTAAGAGGACACACTAAAGGCAGGATGGTTTAACATGGCTACAAAAAATGCTGGAGCTGGTAGAGGTTTTGTAAACCCACAACGTACCGACGAGCCCGATGAAACATATGTAACGCCTTCGCAGCGTTATGAGATGGAAAAAGAACGTCAAGAGCAAAAAGAGCAAGCTCAAAACGAGGCGGCCTACAATGAAGCCAGTCAAAGTATGGGTAAGAAGCGTGGCGGGAAAGTCAAACATCACGTTAAGCATCACGCCAAAGGCGGATCCGCTCATCACAGAGCAGATGGAATTGCTGAGCGTGGACACACCAAAGGCAGATACCTATAATGGACTCGATGGTATGGAATGCGATTCTCTCCTTACTTGTCGCCTTGCTAGGCTGGGTGTTGAGAGAGAAATCAGCCGAATTGCAACGCGTAACTATTTTGCTGAACAAGACTCGGGAAGAGATTGGCAAAGAGTATGTGAGCAGAGCAGAAGTCCATGCCGATATAAACAGAGTTCTGGACCGGTTGGACAGGCTGGAAAGCAAGATTGATAGGTTAATGGAGAGCGCACATGCCGTCAGTTAGCAAAAAGCAGCACAATTTCATGGAAGCGGTGGCTCACAGTCCAGCGTTCGCCAAGAAAGTAGGGGT